ATGATTAGTAAGCTTAAAGCTTTTATGGCCACAGAAGTTTTTAAATACCTTTTCTTTGGTGTTTTGGCGACTGTAGTTTATATGGTTAGTCGTACCTTGATTTTCGCTGTGAGTCAACAAGGTACCCTATCAGCAGTTTTGGCAAATGCCATTGCCATCGTTTTTGCTTTCTTCACGAATGATGTTTTTGTGTTCAGTCAAGCAAAAGCTGGTATGGCTACACGCTTTGTTAAATTTGTGGGAGCTCGTCTCTTAACCTTAGTTCTTGATTTGGCTCTCGCCTATTTCTTGGTAGATACCTATCCAGAGATTATCGGTCAATTTGTTGGTCATAGTCATGCTTGGGTAAATGGAATTGAAAGCTTATTCTCACAAGTTTTGATTATTGTTCTTAACTACGTTATTTCAAAATTCTTTGTCTTTACTGGAGACAAGACATAAGATACAAGGAAGTTGCTAGGAAATGTGTTAAAAGCATTTCTTACCAAAATATTCCCTGCTTTTTCATAGGTTTTATTAGAGTGATAACAAAGCGATTTTGTGAGCTATTCTAGTAATTCGTACCCCATAAGTTGCCGTTTGCTTACCTCGAAAGTTAGCAAAAAGGAAAGCAAAAAAATACCCGTTAGGGTATCAATCACTTTACGAGTTTAGCAGGCAAGAGAAAAGCACTAGCAAGGTGCTTTTTTTATTATATAAGTATTCTATCCCTATTGAACAACACTATAAAAAATGCTAGAATGTCAAGTGATTTCAATATAGGGACGAAAACGCAAAACTAGATTATCTTAATTATGTTTACTTAATACAAAAGGATTAGTTGGCAACTATTTGTAATGGGACGTTTGTGAAAAATGAGTATTTGGAAAAAAGTAAACATTTAAAGGAGATCTAAAATGTTGAGTAAATGGAAAACCCTAAAACGTTGGCAAAAGTGGGCTATTGTGCTTGTCTGCTTGGCTGTGCTTGGGAAAGTTTTTGAATTAACTGGACTTGCTCCAAAAACGGAAACAGAACCAGTCAAGACAGTCCAAACAGCTTCGTCTTCTTCAAAGGCAAAACCTAAAGCTAGTAAGCCGTCTAGCAGTGCCAAAGCGTCAAGTTCAAAGAGTGAGGAAAGAACTTCAAAAGAATCAAGTTCAGAATCAAGCTCGGAAGATAAGCTAAAAGACATTACCGAGGGTCAAATGGGTAGCTTTATTGACTACTTCAAGCAAGATTTGACTGATAAAGGTCTGGATATTAGTACATATAGTTTCTACAATCGTAGCACCATTTTATATATGACTGTGCCTAACGAATATAAAACATATAGCAAAGCTGACTTACAGAATTTTGCTGATGGAATGCTTGCCAAAGAACATGAAGCGTTTAACGTCTGGGCTGCAATCAACAATGTCAATTATGAGCGTTATCCGATGTTTCACATTAAAACGGATGACGGCAACGCTCTAGCTAGCCAAAAACTTAACGGAACAATGGAAGTTAAGGTTAAATAAGTCAAAGAATAGCACCAGCATGGTGCTTTTTTTAGTTGTCCTCGCCTAGTTCCTTTATTATATCCGATACTTTTTCTAAACTCAATGTTTCGTGTGGCTCAACTCGTTCACCGTCTAAAACGTAGTCATGTATCTTACCATTCTTTCGGACAATCTGGACAGTATCACCTTTAATAAAACCATTGTCCATAGCCTCTTTAAATTCATCATAGGTTAGCATTATATCCTTTACTATTCGTAATTGATACAGAAAAAATACGTATCTTTTTTAGTAATTCTATTATAGCGAAAACCTAGTATAAATTGGTATAGACACCCTATAAAAAACTGGAAAAAATTGCGCGTGATGTAAGACAACACCTTGTCGTGGCTCTCCAGACGGCAATATAGGGGCGGGGGTGCATTTAAAAATAGCCCGAGTGTTATCGGACTATTCTTTGTCTAGGGCGTGCTATGGACGTTATAGAGGGGGTTTATATCAACATTCTTATACCACCTTATACCACGCGCCACTATATACTTTTATATTCTAATATTTTCTAACATTTATGATTTTCATTCCCATATTTTCCAATAACATAGTAGTGTTTTATTCCAACATTTTCCAACAATTAGGGCATTTTATATCAACTTTTTTCAACTTTTTAAAAGCGCTCAGATAACCCAAGCGCTTCATCACCTATGCTTTACTATAACCCTCAAAGCTATCACAAACACGGTTGAATGGCTCAGATAGGTTGCTATCTGATACGTACTCAACAACCAGTGTAAAGGTGTTGTTAGCCTTGTCTTTGCTGATTGTGGTCTTTGCAGTCGGTTGCTCGTAAGTTCCGACCATGTAACCAAGGATAGCGCAAGAGATTGTCTGCGCGTGATCCATAGTTTCAAAGTCTCGTTTAAACGTAAATGCCACTGCATTATCAGAATGTTTCTTAAGTGTCATGATGTTTCTCCTTTAAAAGATGTTACCTTGTGACTTTCTTGTTACTCTTTACTACGTTGTTTGTAACGCCCTTAAGACCAGTAATGACAAGGGCTTAAGGAGTGTTTGTAACTCTGTTACATTGTTTTCTCTATTCTCTTATATATATGTATATGTTCATATTTCTTTATTTAAAGAATAGATATAGAAAGTAACAACGTTACAGAATACCTACAAACCCTTTTATATCAAGGGTTTTGACCGTTACTTTTTACGTTACTTTTTATAATAAAAAAAGTAACAACGTTACATTATTTTATTTTGACTACCGAACGATGTGGCTCTTTAAGGTCTTCACGATAAACTTTCCACGGGTCTAACGTGTCAAAATCTTTTGTTCTCGTTCTGTAAGGCTTCACCTCGTAGTTATAAGGCGTTAACTCCTTTAGAATAGTAATGATTTTCGCTCCTGCTCCATACACGCTAGGGTATTTGATCCCCATATTTTCGGCATACTCTATTAACCGTTTATTAATTATAAAGATTGGCACACATTTCAATTCATGCAAACCTTTGATAATGTACGCATTCTTAACAAACGAAAGTACATAATCATTATCTTCTTGATAGTCCTCTAACAAGTCTTTGACTACTTTAGGCTCAATAAATTGAGTGAATGGCTCTTGATTAACGGCTTTATATAAAACGTATTCCAAGACGTCTTTATCTGCTAGGAACTCGTTCTTAATCCAAGGCTTTTCGGTTTGACCGTTAAAGTCTGCATTAAACGGTACAATCATAATACGACGATACCAGCCCTTTGTTTTGTTACCGCTATGAGGGATATAGTTCCCCGAAAAGATATTGAATATCTTAAAAGTTGCTTCAAAGGCTGGTCTCCCTTTTGGGTTAACCAGTACAGTGTCACCGCTAGTGATACTCATTAGGTCAGACGGGTTTTGTAGGCGTTCATTGGGTGCTTCATCGCCAATATTACACACCTTACCCACAAGCGTTTCAAGATTGAATTTATCGCTAAACTGTGCAGGCTTTAAAGCTGACACGTTACTTTCACCGATTAGATTGATAAGTAAGCGCTGAAATGTTCCTTTACCGTTGTTACCGTCACCATATAAAATAGCGAACTTGTTACGGGTATAGTTTGGGTTGATAGCCTCGAGGATAATTTGCCAAAAGAGGGTTATCAACTCACTATCACAACAAGCGATAGAACTTAACCAATCATCAAACGTCTTACCCTCTCTATCCTTAGGGGTAAACTTAGGCGAATTGTAAGCAGTGGCTATCTTACTGGTGATAATATATTTAGGATCAAATGGTCGTAGTTGTTTGTTTTTCAAGTCTAAGATACCATTCTGTACTGGTACTAAGTTAGCACTTTCTAGCGGTTTTCTTATCTTCGTCATAGTACGTACCATCATTTTGATTTGTTTCCAGTCGTTTGGTTTTATTCTATTATCAAACGTCTTACACAAAACATTGAATTCGTCTGTGCTAGCGGTATAGATACCCTCGTCGAGATCATACAGATAGAGTAAACTATTATCAGCGGTGTTAGACTTGGTAATAAAAGTAAACGTTGCAATTTTGCTTAATTCTTTAGCGACCGTATAAATAGGTGGCAGTGGAATTTTGACACCCAAACCATCATTTCTTTTAGCAACGGTCTCTGTGTGTTCTTTACGCCATAGCTCACCAGCTTGATAGATACGGTCTAGTAATTCTTTCATAGACTTAGGTGGCTCAATAGATTTGCTTTCGTCTAGCTTTTCTTGCAATTCCTCAATATTAATTTCCATTGACACCTCTCTTTCTGATTTCTGCCTTAACGATACTTTCAAAAGTCCGTTCCAGCTCTTGCTCTGATAACGGGTTATCTGTAACGCTATTCGCTATGGTTGTTAGTTCATAGGCAGTGGCTACGTCTGCATTAACCCATTTTGACAACAATAACCCTACAAACCTAGTTACCGCAACATTTCGCCCACCCTCGTCACCAAAGCCATGAAATAGGGTATCAATCACGCGCATGGTAATTGTTTTATTAGCGCTTGGGCGTGTGTGATAGTGTGGTTTCTGATTAGCCGTAACTGTTTTTGCTACGGGGTAATCACGCCCTCTATTTACAATCTTTTCATAATCAGTAGGGTCTCCAGTGGTTACTGGTAAGCCTTGTAACTGCGACCATGTAAGGCTTGTACTGTCGAAAGGTAACCCGATTTTGTTTGCTATCTCTTGGACAGTCTGCCTATAGGTCTGCTCGTTCATTCCGTCACTAGGCTTCACTACAAGCCTATAGCGTGGCTTATTAGCCGTGTGCTTAATAGTTGGGTAAACTATATAAGAATACCCGTGTAAGGCGTTATCGACCACGCTAGGAAAGTCTATGATAGCCTCTAGCTCGTCATAGTCCAAGAAAATCAAGTCACGATAAACCAAACTAGCGTTATTGCGTTTGTAGTTGCCGTTCTCGTCTTGTTTCACCTTTCCACTAAGGCAGTAGGGGGCTGAATTGCGCTTAAAATCGTCGATATTTGCACTTTCGGGGACTGTCCTAGGTCTAAATTCTGCTATATAGTCAAAGGGTGCTTTTTTATCGAATAAATTTAAGTCATTCCCAAACCCTTTGCTTTCATAAATAGGCATAATTAACACCCTCTTTCTAGTTATACACACCCAAGAAAGCTAGAATATCACTGATACGGTAATAAACCTTGCGCGTGTCCTCTACTGGTGGCTGATAGCGTTTAAGCCCTGCCTCTTCCCAACGTCTTAGAGTGTTGTATTTAAGTCCTAGCTCGTCCATTGCTTGCTGGGCAGTGATTAGCCCTAACTGGTGTTTATCAAGCTTAGAATAGCCCTCTAGGGCTTTATCTAGTATCGATATAACCCCTTGGGCAAGCTCTTTTTGGTATTCTTTACTCAATACTTGCATATTAGCCCCTTTCTAGTGTTTTCTCGTATGCAGTCACGTCCTCAATAGACATTAGAACGTCGAGCCTTTTCTGCTCGTTCTTGACTTGATTTTTAAGGGATACAAGCCCCTCTAATAGTTCCTCTCTGGTTTCTGCGATATAGTAACCATTACGAATACCAACCCTAGCACCAATGATAGGAACACCATGTCTAATAACTAGGTTACTGATTGCACTAGATATTAGACGGGGTGCGTAACCCGTGATAGTGGCTATCTCTCCGCCAGTTGTAGCGTTAGCGCATCCTTTCTTTAGGGTAGCTAAAACTGCCTTTTCAACCTCTGATAGTCTATTTCTTTTCATTGACACCTCTTTCTTGACTGCTTACCATAATTTGCCCATTCATCCACATATCAGTGACGATCGTTAAAAACTCAAGCACACTTTCTAACTCCCTGTGGTCTTCTGGTGGGTAACAATCAAATTTATTTTCTAGGGAAAAATCTAGCATAGTTTGGAAAGCCTCATCTAACCACTGACCAAAGTGTTCAGCTCGTAATTTTGCAAAGTCAAAGTTTTTGTTTGTTGTCATTGCCTGCCTCTTTCTAGTTGTAATACTTGCCTTGTGATTGAATATAAGCCCCGTAGCGTGTGCCTACGTTGCGCGTGGTGTTATCTGTCACGGTATCAGCTTTAGGCTCTATATCAAGCTGAAAATAGCTTTTTTTAAGCCATAAAACAGTTACGGCAAGCGATAAAATAATAGCTAGGATAATAAACTGGCTAGCAGATAAATTCAATTCAGTAGCCATGCTTTACTCTCCTTTTTCCTCTGTCTCGTATGCTTTTAATTCCTCTGGGTTGTCACATTCGAGTAGGTAAAACGCAACTCTATCTAGCTCGTTAGAATAAATTTCTGCCATATCAAAGACTGTTTCCAGAAAGTTATCCATTTCATTGCGTAGTAGCCCATTATCTGCCCCAGCGTGTTTCGCAATCATAAGAGTGTTAGCATGGTGTCGTAGTGCTTGCAAACCAGACATGATATTAGTTAGGTCAGTGCCTAGGTTTTTGCTTTGTTTAATCGTTAGTGTGTTATTCTTTGTTTTTTTAGCCATTGTATTTACCTCAATTTTGTTTTTTTCTGTGATGTTATTCCATTTTTAAGAGGTAGCGCTCTAAGTAGGGGTACACGATACCAGCAATTCATGGTATAATTGAGGTATCAAATACAGATACTAAAAACCTTATTACGGCTTGCCTGCTGTAATTTCTTTTTTAGTTATAGTGAGTAAAAGGCTTGTGAGTTTGGCGACTGCTAAGCCTTTTTTGTTGCAATCACGCGCTTTCTTGGCGTGTTTTTTTATTTCTGAATGCTATAGCCTTGATTTCCTGATAACTCATATTCAAGCCAATCATGGCTATTACCATGTCTTCAAACGCCTGGTATTGCTCCAGCTCGACACTGGTCAAGCTATCAATGCCGTTGTAGCCCCCACGCTCTTCCCTTAACTGCTTAGCGTTCCTGTCGGTTACTGCCTTTAGTAGCAAGTTATTCATGGTGCTATGTGCGTGCTTGGGTGCATTAGTCCATGTCTCAATACTGTCATGCAGTGTTTTTCTTTTCGGCTTTTCTAGCGCCCTCTGCATACGAAACTTAGAAAGTTCCTCACGCATTTCAAAGAATGCTTTGACTAGGTTCATTTTGAACTGCCGTACAGGTTCGGTATTCTTTAGATAAGTGATCAGCAAGGTTGCCTGTTGTTCATTTAGACGATAGATTTTCATTGGTCGCCCTCGCCTGTCTAATTTACGGATTTCAAATCCGATTATTCCGTAGCTTTCAAAATCCTCTTGATGATTTCTTATTAAGCTTTGCACTGTATCATGTTTAACTTCAGCGCATTCTGCGATAATCTCGCTTGTTGTATACGGCTCTTTCTTGCCGTCCATGTAGACTAGTTCCAATAGTTGCTCCTTTCTTATTCTTCCACGTTCATAAGTTCATCAATGGTAACATTTAGAAAGTTAGCCACTTTTTGTAGTGTGGTAATATCGGGGCGTTTTGTACGTTCATAGTAAAGGGCGGTAAGTGTTGATTTTGCTATTCCCGTTCCTTTTGCTAGGTCAGACACTTTTAAACGTTTCTTAGCTAGTAGAACCCGTAGATTGTTTTTCATAGATTTCCTCCTTGATTTTTTGCACCTTTTTTCGGTGCGTGGTTATAATAGCACTTTATTTTTTCGTAGTCAAACATTTTATAGCGAAACTATATACATTTTTTCGGTGTGTGATATAATTTCAATATGGAAAAGATTAAAAACATACATGAAAACCGACTTAAATCGCTAAGAAAAGAAGTGGGTTTGTCTCAAGGGGAACTAGCCGAAGAAGTTGGTGTATCTTATAGAACTATACAAAACTGGGAAAATGGGGTTAATCAGATCAAACCCGATAAGGCACAGCTTTTGGCCAATTATTTCTATGTTGATGTTGCGTATTTATTGGGATTTAGCCCTTTTAGAAATAGGCAGGAAGAAGATTTCTATTACACAACGGGCTATCCTATAAGCTTAGGCCCAACACCTAGAGACGAAGATAATAACGAGGACAATAACGAGTATAACGTAGTGAAAATCACTCCCCATAACTCTGCTCTAAGTGATGAAGAACTCATGAAGTTGCCCAAAGAGGAAAGACAAAAATATATAAAGGAGCAATTTAAAAATCTTGAGGTTCAAATAGCTAGTGTCAATGAGAAACTTTCAGAATTAAGTAAAATTTCTACCGAAAGTCTTGTTAAACTTTCTAGCGAACAACTTAATCGACTGACTACCGATTTAATTCAAGCATTAGCAAAGGTAAACGAGGTTAACAAGAATAACTAATCTAGTTATCTTTCTCAAGCTTCACTCGAAGTTCATTCTTTGTTTGCTCGAAGTTCAATAAGTCATCCACGAACCATACGGGGAAGAAATTGAATTAACATAAATTTTTAATAAAATAAATACAAAAATATTGACGAAAACATAAAAATATTTTACAATGGAGATACTTAAGGAATAGCTTTCGGAGAAACCTACGGGTCCCGATTGCGGAAGGCATCTCCAATATGAGGAGGTGTCTTTTTTTGGTTCGTCCATTCAAAAACGTACATGAACAACTAAGTATTTTAAACAATAGAGGACTTAAGTTAACAGATTACAAAAATAATAAACTTTATTTAATGACCAATAATTACTATTCAATTATCAATGGCTATAGTCGATATTTTTGGCGAACAACAAATAAGTATTACCCTGGTACTACCTTCGATGATATTTCCAAGTTGTATTTTTTTGATAGAGAGCTTAAGTTTATTTTCTTAAAGGCTATTTTGGAAGCTGAAAAACATCTAAAATCAATAACTGCTTATACATTAGCAGAAAGGTATCAGCAAGATCCTACGGGTTATTTAGACGCGAACTTCTATACTTACAACTCCAACAATAGAAGAGAAAGGCGAGATGTTACATATTTGGTAAGCAGATTTCGAAATATCATTTCAAAATATAATAGACAACCCGGAAACAACCCGATAAAGAACCACCAAATAAATCATGGCGGGATTCCCTTCTGGGTTATGGTGGAATATCTTACATTTGGAGAGCTAAAACTTGTAATTAAATATCTTCCAGCAATTCAAAATACAATTGCCAAACGTCATTACACCTTTATTACCGAAAAAATGCCAATACAATCATTTTTTTCTGGAAATGAACTCTTGTCCTTTATTGAAAACATTTTTGAAATTCGTAATATTTGTGCCCATGATTCACGACTTTTAGATTTCAAATGTAAAAATAACCTTGTCTATTTTCCAACTTTACATGATCGTTACAACATTCTCCCTGCCTCCCCCAGAAGTGATGTATATAATACATTCTTAACGTTACAATGTTTTTTAAGTAAAACACAATATGCAATTTTACATAATACGGTATTGAAACGCCTTTCTTATCTGGACAAATACCTTTCAAAAAGAGGGTACCCAATCCATACAAATACTATTCTGAGTACGCTCGGTTTTCCTAATAATTGGCATGCTATCACTACAAAACTATCACAGTAATAAACCACTCTAAAAACCTTATTACGGCTTGCCTGCTGATGTTTAGAAAGGTTTATCATGAAAATTAACGAGATAAAGAAAAAAGACGGGTCAACCGTCTATCGTGCTAATATATATCTTGGCGTTGATGTAATCACTGGCAAGAAAGTTACAACTAAAGTAACCGCTAGGACAAAGAAAGAACTCAAGACCAAAGCCCAACAAGCGCAATTTGATTTTAAAGCCAATGGCTCAACACGCTTTAAGGCTAGCTCTATCACAACATATAAAGAGCTAGCTCTTTTATGGTGGGAAAGCTATAAAGATACAGTCAAACCGAATACCCAAGATAGTGTTTACAAGATATTAAATAACCATATTTTGCCTTTGTTTGGCAGTTTTAAACTAGATAAGCTAACAACTCCACTGATACAGTCGATTATCAATAAGATTGCTAATAAGACCAACAAGGGAGAAACGGGAGCTTATCTCTATTACGATAGGATACACGCGCTTAACAAGCGTATTTTACAGTATGGCGTAGTCATGCAAGCTATACCGTTTAACCCTGCGCGTGAGGTTATCCTTCCTAGAAATATCCAAAAAGCAAAGCGTCAAAAGGTTAAACACTTTAATAACGAGGAACTAAGACAATTCATTGATTACTTAGATAGCCTAGACAGTAATAGATACCGTTATTACTATGAAACCGTGCTATACAAGTTCTTGTTTGCTACGGGTTGCCGTATTAACGAGGCTTTAGCTCTCTCGTGGTCTGATATTGACCTTGATAACTCGGTTGTGCATATCACAAAGACTTTAAATTATAGAAAAGAAGTAAACAGTCCAAAGTCGAAAGCTGGTTACCGAGATATAGACATAGATCAGCAGACCGTAACCATGCTTAAAAAATACCAACGTAAGCAAATACAAGAGGCTTGGAAACTAGGTAGGACTGAAACAGTGGTATTCTCGGACTTTATACATGAATCCCCTAATAGCCGTACCTTGCAAACTCGATTAAGAACACACTTTAAACGTGCTGGGGTAACTAACATAGGTTTCCACGGTTTCCGACATACTCATGCTAGTTTGCTCCTTAATTCGGGTATTCCTTATAAGGAGTTGCAACACCGTCTAGGGCATTCTAAACTTTCAATGACTATGGACATATACAGTCACTTATCAAAAGAGAGTGCTAAAAAAGCCGTCTCATTCTATGAAATGGCTCTAAAATCTATATAA